ATTGATAACTCTGGTTTTGGATTTACATCTCCACCACTAATCACATTTGTTGATGGATGTAGAAATGGATATGGTGCAGGTGGATATGCTGTCTTAGGATCTGTATCACGAGTTCTTGATGAGAATGAAGAACCAGTTTCTGATGATAATGGTAATCCATTATATGAACCAAATGAGTTTGGTGATGAACAAGGTGTTGTCGCTGTGACGATCGTATCCCCTGGTGAAGGTTTCTTACCTAATACTGTAGAAACCACATTTAGTGTTGATGATGACGGTAATGTAACTGAATCCACCACTGGTGTCACTGTTCCAGCTGCAGATGGTGACACTACAGGTGGTGATACTACAGGCACAACAGGTGGTAATGGATCTGATGGTTCTACATCATATGTAACTGGACTTGATGATGTTGCAGTCATTGACACTGGATTTGGATATGATGATAATGACACTGCCGATGTGATGATTCCTGATGGTAATGGTGGTGAAGTTGTAGATGAGAGTGGTTCACAAGTTGAGTTGGATATTTCTGATGGATTCATCATTGGTGCATCTGTCGTACCTGGTGGACAAGGATTTGGATTTACAGAACTTCCTAGAATTAGAATAAATAGTGATACTGGAGTTGGTGCCACTCTGCGACCTATTCTCAAGTTCACCAGAGTTGATGATGCTAGTGCGTTAGCTGCAACGTCTCAAAATGCGGTACTAACTGTGATTGATTGTGTACAAAAATGAGTAGAAGTAGTTTACCTATCGACGGAAAAGAGACCTACAGAAAGGCAGGTATCCGTCACGCAGAACAGAGTGGACAACCCAGTATTCATGGTATGTCCCTCTGGAATATTCAAACACAAGAGGGACAATCCTTAGGATTTTACTCTGGTATGGGTCAGGGAACTGACGGCACCAGCACTGGTAGTGGTCGGATGGTGACAAATACACCTGGACTTTCTATGGAAGTCTGTGGGTATGGTCTCAAAGCCGGACAAGAAAATAATCCTGGAAAATACATACACTGCAAACGTGGTGATGTTTGGATCAGTGCAGATGATGGTGATATTGTTCTCTCAGGAAAGAACGTTAGAATCTTTGCTGATGGTGCTGCACCTGATGGTGACTTCTCCGTTAATGCAAACAAAGTTGCAAACATCAAATCCCCAGACATCAGACTGCAAGGAGAAAAAATTGCAATCAATGGTAGTAATCAAATCAATATTATCTCTGAGGGTTTCTTTGAATTGAAATACAGTTTCCTGACAGCTGCATCTTCAGGTGACGTGACTTATGGTTCTTTATCTGGTATACTTGGATCTATGGGACTTAGTGTACCTGGACTATGAATATATCTAGAGCACAAGCAGACAAACTTGTCGTAGGTACGACGGATGTGGGATATCTTCCCACAGATCGAAATCCAGTAGGAACCACAGTTCTTAATGGTCCAGTTTTTGTTGGACTTCCTGTTGCAGCACCAATCTATAAAGCTGTATTGAATGTTGGACCTCCTGCACCACCATCGTTACCTGGACTCAATCCACCATTGGTCACCCCATTCTCCATGTGGGTGGATGGTTTAAGTAATCAGGTAGGCATTCACCTTCACCAAGGTACGCGCATTCAGAAAGGAATGAACTTTGTGACTGGACAAAGAGTCACTAATGGATTCAACTTTACGAGTGGCACTAATATCACAACTCGTTTGCTCATGGGCAGACCAGTTATAGAGGGTGGACATGTTCTGTCAGCTAAGAAGAACTTTGATATTCCACATCCATCAAAGTCTGGACACAGACTGAGATATGTTTGTACAGAAACACCTGAAGCTGGTGTATACATCAGAGGTAAATCTAGATCAGAAGTCATTGAACTTCCAGACCATTGGAAAGATCTTGTTCATGAGGACAGTATAACTGTCAATCTTACTCCTGTGGGAGCTTTTCAATATCTTTATGTACAAAGTGTCAAGGATAATAAAATCACTATTGGTGGGGGATTGCCATTTAATGGTGAAATAAAGTATAACTATCATTACACTGTCTTTGCAGAACGGAAAGACTGTGAGAGAAATATCTCTGAGTACGAAGGAGAATCACCAAAAGATTATCCTGGTGATAGTGATCAGTGTTCTGTTGCTGGTTGGGATTATTAAGGAGAACTATGTCTGAAAAAACTGATAACATCCTGAAAGGATTTAAAAAAACCAAAGATCAAAACGCTGTGACTGTTGAACAGGGTAAGTTTTTGATTGATGGATTTGATGGTGTTGATAATCCAGAACTTCTTCCTTTTACGAAGAAAGATATTGAGGATGCAAAAGAACAAGGAAATGAAATTGATCCACCTTTACAAGAAAGGATTGATGATTACACTCCTTTTACCAGAAACATTGACAATCGATTGGTCACCATTGCGTCTAATATCACAACACTCAAGACTGAGATTAAAAATTTGATTGTGCAAGCTGTTGGTAATACCGATGAAGATCCTGGTTGCGGAACTTTGACAGGACTATGCACTGTTTATGGTGGTGGAATTTCAACTTGTCTTGCGGGTTATGAACAGTTGACGGATGACTTATTTCAAGTCAGAGTTCAAAATATGAGTTCTCGTTCATATACTGATCTTTCTCCAGAAGATTATAGTACAAGCACATTAACCTCCTCTAATGTTGGTATTGGATCTGTCAATATTCTGACCAAGGATGGTGGTGCTGGAATCGGTTACACTGTCACGATTAGTTCATCAGGAGGTTGTGCAACGTATTACAATCAAGTCACCGCAAAGTTTGCTGAGATCGATACTCTTCGTGCAGAAGCGGATAATTTGATTAGTAATGTTAATACTGCAAAAAGAGAAAGAGGTAAACTTGAAATCGAAAGATGGGGTATACTATACAATAACCAACAAGCTTCCGATGAGAACTCCCGTTTAGACTCCACAGCTTCTTCAATTCAATCTGACACTATTCAATCTTTCGCATGAGAACTGAAACTCGTAAATCTATGGAAATGCTTTGGTCTGCAAAGTGGAACTTGCCAAAAGCAGCTGAGTATTGTAATCTAAGTAACAAGGAGATGAAGATTACTTTTAATGAGTATTGTCATTTCCATCCTCCCACTTGGGAAAACGGGAGTGTGGTGGAATCGGTAGACACACCAGACTTAAAATCTGTTGACCGTTAAGGTCGTGCGAGTTCAAGTCTCGCCACTCCTATAAATATCAAAAAAGTGAGGTCTGATATGAAATACCGTATCGACACAAGATATGTCTGGTTCAACAAGAAAACCCAGATCGTGTTGATGTATTTCATGGAGAGTGTGCCATTCACATTCGATGATATTCCTGAGGAATATATCGATGATACGGATGTCAAGGAACTCGCAGACATGGAAAATTCATACGAACCAGAGGATTTGTATACTTCTTCGTCATATTTGATTGAAGAAGGATGCCATCCACTCATCAACGATGTAGAGTTGAAGAATCCTGAATCACTTCCAGTTGACTGATGAAGATTAATCTTTGGTATTCAAAGAGTATGAAGAAGTGGCGTTGGACACTTGTAGAAGAGTGGAAAAACGGCGTCACTAAAACAGAACAACATTCTGGACAACAACCAATGTTGCGGGATGCGATGGAAGATGTTGCTAACACTGTGGAGTATATCCTGAATAAATAACTAAAAAACTAAGTATAATGGCTCTTACTAAAGTACAGACTATTGGTATTGAGACGGGTATAAGTCTAACGGGTGTCACGACAGTAACCACACTTAATGCATCGACTGATACTCTTTCGGTCGGTGGAACTGTAAACTTTGGTGGTAACGTCAGTATTGCTGGAACACTAACATATGAGGATGTAACCAACATCGATGCGGTGGGTCTTATCACTGCACGATCTGGTGTGAATGTGAGTGGTGGTGATATTGTAATTGGAAGTGCTACGACACTCAGTCAAGATAATATTTTCACGACAGGTATCGTTACCGCAACAAGTCTCTCCGTAAACGGTATCGATATTGGACGTGGTTTAGCGGCAGTTGTAACTAACACTGTTGTTGGTGCCACTGCACTGGATGCAAATACTTCTGGTTCAAATAATACGGCGATTGGTCATGCATCGCTAACCAATAATACTGAGGGCAATAACAATACTGCAGTCGGTAGAAACTCAGCTGCAACTCTGACCACGGGAGATGGTAATACTGCACTTGGTGCTGGTTCAATGAACTCCCAAACCACTGCAGATAATAACACTGCGGTTGGTTATGACGCTCTTTATTTTACCACCACTGGTGCTAGTAACTCCGCGTTTGGTAAGTCAGCATTACAAAATAACACCACAGGATCTGACAATACTGCTGTTGGTAAAGGTGCTCTTGATGCAAACACCACTGCTAGCAACAATACTGCTGTGGGTAATGATGCCCTTACAACAAACACCACTGGAGCCAATAATACCGCTCTTGGAGAAACTGCTCTCGCACTCAACACCACTGCTAGTCATAACACTGGGGTTGGTTATGGTGCTTTATATGCAAACACCACTGGCACTTATAACGTTGCCGTTGGTGCGAATGCTCTTGATGCAAACACCACTGCAAGTAACAATACTGCCATTGGATATAATGTTCTTACTGCAAACACTACAGGTGCCGAAAATACTGCTCTCGGAGCTAGTGCTTTAGGTACAAATACAACGGGTGCAAATAACGTTGCTATTGGCGTTAATGCGTTGTTGGCAAATACAACGGGATCTTATAATGTTGCTGTAGGTGAATTTGCACTTGATGCAAATACAACTGCTAACTACAACGTTGCGCTTGGATATGGTGCTTTAGGTGCCAATACTACAGGTGATTTGAATGTCGCCATGGGAACTGGTGCATTGGGATCAAACAGTTTAGGAGACAGAAACTGCGCCTTTGGACACAATGCTCTTACAAATTTTGCTCCAACATCAAACGCTGATACCTACAACTCTGCTTTTGGACTTAACGCATTAAGTGCAACTACAACAGGCACGATTAATACTGCTCTTGGTGGTGAAGCTTTATCCCAAAACACAACTGCAAGCAATAATACCGCTGCTGGTTATGCTGCACTTTATGCAAACACCACTGGCGGTTCAAACACTGCCCTGGGCACACAGGCCCTTCGGTTAAACACCACTGCTAGCAACAACACTGCTGTTGGTTATCAATCATTAGAGCAAAACACCACTGGCACAGGCAACGTTGCCTTGGGCGCAAACGCCATGGATGGCAACCAAACAGGAGATTCCAATACGGCGATAGGTTATATTGCATTGTATGAAAATACAACGGCAAGTAATAATACTGCGGTAGGAAACGCTGCTCTATACGCAAACACCACTGGCACGCAGAACACTGCTGTTGGTTCGAAGGCTCTTGATGTTTGCACTACTGGCAACAACAACACCAGCATTGGTTATGAATCTCTTAGCTCAAGCACAACGGCAAGTAATAACACGGCGGTTGGCAGGCAAGCACTTAAACTGACCACCACTGGTGAAAACAATACTGCCGTTGGCCAAGAGGCCATGGAAAACACAACAACAGGAGGAAGCAATACGGCTGTTGGTTATGAGTCTTTAGTTCTTAATACTACTGGCGCACAAAATACTGCGGTGGGCAACCGCGCACTAGATGCAAACACTACTGCTAATAACAACGTTGGCGTGGGCCATGATTCGTTAGGCAATAACACCACAGGCGCTAATAATGTTGCTCTGGGCACTAACTGCATGTTGGGCAATACAACGGCTGACAATAATACTGCCGTTGGATATAAAGCGTTAGAGGCTAACACCACTGGTACGCGAAGCACTGCTGTTGGTGCGTTTGCTCTTACTTCGCCCACTACTGCTAACGATAATACTGCTGTTGGCTA